ACGCCTCCGCCGCCTCATAGCCGCATACTCACCATAAGTAAAATCCCTTCCCGGCACCTTCTTTGTTAATTCCATCGTCTTTAATTTTTAAGGCTCTGTTATTGTCCCCGTTAATTGCATTGTATAAGCACCCGTTGTTAAGGCGTCCGAAAGACCCCCTCCTAAATTCAAAGAGGTAATTATACCATCCCCATATAAGATTCGCGAGCCGCTCTTATACGCCTCCCACTCTATCACATTACCCGCATTAATATGAGCGAATAGCCTGGCGAGCTGCTCGCCCGAAGTTAAGTAAAGGTAGTCACCGCTTGCTGTAGCCGAAATCTTACCGCCCATAAAAGAGGACACCAGGGCATCCTCCTGGTTAGTGTCGTCCAGCGCCTCGCCTGTAAAGTCCACGCTACAAGAAGTGGTCTCTGCTACCACCTCGTTAGCCGTCCCTGAAGAGTGCTGTTGTATTCTTATCGTTAATAAATCCGCGCGCAAGGCCATGATTTTAATTTTTTAGTCGTTTAACTCTATTTTTGTTACCTTCTCTATTGTTCTTTTTACGTTAATGTTATGCGCCCCCAGGGCAATAACGGACAGCAAAACAATAACAACAATTATACTCACCTTTGGGTTTCTGTGTGCCCACCTAAACAGCCGGGAGTCATACTTTACCGTCTTTATTTCTTTCTCTAAGCACTCCACGCGCCCGTTTCTTATCTTATCCATCTCCTCAAGGCGATCCACCTCTGACTCTATCTTACCCCGTACCACCGTGCCGTTAGCAACAATAATATCTTTCAGGTCGTCCTTTAGCTCCCTGTTCTGGTCTGTTATAAATTTTATCGTCTCGGCATCCATCAGATTCCGGTTATACTATAAATATCTAACACCGCCGTACAATTAACCGTCTGGACACCCGACGTGTAAAGCCTGAACGTCTTAACCCCGGCAGTCGAGAAATAATAAGTGTAACGATTAACGCCCCACTCCCTCACCTGGGAGACCTCATCAATGAAAAATCCAGGTAGGTAGCTAGAGCCATCGTCCGTAAAGGTTATAACCGCCCTAATGGTTTCGCCCGCTACAGCCGTGTAGCTATCGAAGTATGCAAAGTATCCAGCGCCCCCTGAGGTCCAACTATTAATCTCTATTGAGTTAGCCGTCATCGCAGCATCACCCCCGCAGTCGTGCGAATCCCACTCCATCTCTTCGTCTGTGTAGACCACCGGACACTCCACCCACTCGCCGAACCATTGGACGGGTCTTATATTCCATGTAAGTTGTTTGGAAAAGAATGTTTTATTATACCCATAAGAGTCCGTAAAATTAGCGTCCTGTATGCCATGATAATTAATTAAAGACTCACCGCCATCGAAGGTAGCCCTCAGTACGTCTAAGCTCCTGTGTTGCCCCTCTACCATCTGCTTGGCATACAGCTCGGCTATGGGTATCTCTGTGGAGACTGTGGGATTATCGCCCCTTATATACCATTCATCAGTCTCATTGTTACTACCCCCGGCGGCATCTGAGGTGACACCGAAAAACATATCATCACGCCCCGCCCCAGCATAGACATCATCAATAAAAGAGTCGCCCAACTTTAGCTCGTCTTTATGAATATTATTTATTGTATTGGGTCCGTCATAGGTGTAAATATACTTATCCTGGGCGGTGTTATCATACTCAACCTCCAGCATTATATGGCGATAACCTACATAATTACCCCCACCCATAGGGTTTGTTTCGTTATGAAGCTCATATAGCCTAATATCTAAATAAGTAAACTGGCCGTAGCCCCCCTCCGTAGCCTCATATGGCCCCTTGGTAGGCTCCACAACTAAGGTTTCATAATCAGTCATGGAGGCTTTTGAATCGGCTATTAAATCATATGCTACGTTAGAAGTAGTCGGGTATGCGTCTGTATGCCAAGTGCCCGCAGAGGGGGCAAAATAGTTTCCCGTGTCTACTATCATTCCAAGGCATACCTTGGCGTGTGTGGGCGTCCCCGTATAAACACACTTATATTCCAGGGTGAGCCTGACAGACTTGGCCCGCCATAAATACATTCCGCAATGCAAGTAATTGGCAGGGACCGCCGCCGCCTCGTTGGTTCCTATGGTTATTGCGGAGGTGTCAGCCGTGTTATTGTAATTTGCCGATGAGTTAGTCCAGTAGTAAGGATTGCCCTCAGACCATGTCCATGAGTTAAATATGCCATTCTTAAGCATATTCTGCCTCATCATGGGACTCATGGAAATCTCTGCACTACCCACACCCATCTGTTTGGTCAGCTCGGCATCGGCGTTAAGATATACCATGTTAAGGCTGGAGATGGTATCGTACCCCTGTAACGTCCCGTTTGACGCATAAGCCCCGGCGGAATTAAATATTCTATATCTTATAGTGTCCAGTGAGGCCGCATTGGGTCGCATGATACGCCAATACTCAGCCCATTGGCGAATAGTAGCCCCGTACTTTTTTAGGATTTCTTCTAAGACGGTATAGCAGTCCTGGCTCTCCTCCGTTATCTCATTATAATATTTACCTGTATAGATGTATGTTTGTAAGAATGTTGAATCAGTGGCGGCGGTGTCATAGCCCGACTCAAAAACATCGACAGCCTCAAGGATGCTATTTGATATATTTGTCTTGGCAAGTATGTCCGCAATTATTGAAATCTCCGTCTGCTGGTAGAAATAGGGGTCATCACTATCGTCTAAAAATTTAATGTTTTTTAGCTCCCCAAGCCCATCGGAGGCTGTAAAAGTTACATAATGCTTCGCCTCATTAAACTGTCTGACATATTGCCCCGGTGACAAAAACCCCTCCCATTTGGTATCTGCGGCCTTTTTTATAATGACATATATAGTATCTGACTCCTCAGTGTATAAACTATCCATGTCTGACTCATATACCATCTGGATATGTGCGAAGCTCCCTACAATAGGCTGGTATTTGTTTGAGGCGTTCCAATTTATATTAACAGGGTCAGCCCCAGGGGTAAACTCAGTCACGGAGCCAGCAAAACCATCCTCCTGGAAATACACATACCAGGTATTATCTTCATAATCCCTAAAGGTCATCTGATATTTAGTAGCAAAGGCCATTATCCGTATCTCCCTGTTTTACTCTTTTGGCGATCCAACACGGTCACCAGGTCATCACCCCGCACTGTGAATGAATAGTTCTCTCCCTTCTGTGAAGGGGCGTAACGTCCTGAATAATCAGTAGGGACATAAGTGTTAAATGCCCCGGAGGCACCCCCGCCGCCAGAATATGTTCGCGGGTTACTTGAGAAGCTACTATGTGAAGACGTTATTGCCGCGCCAATCGCAACAAGGGCAATGCCAGCCGCAATAAGTACATAGGGGTTTTTAATCTTTTGGAACGCATAGAAAGCCACTCCATAGGCAATAAACAGAGCGCCCATCTGCTGTACGAAAGACCCAAATATATTAAGCATTTCGTCAAATACCATACTTAAATTATCCGTAGCAAATGCCCTGCCTATTGTGGCCGCAAATTGAGTAATAGCACCCTCTATTAATGATTCCAAAGACTTATTAAGGGCATCTATACCCGCCTTCTCAGCCGATATGGCATTTAAAATACTTTGCAGTTGCTCATATGACATAAGCAAGTCCTTAATGGCGGGGACATGACCATCTGTAATTGAGGTGGTCGTTCTAAGGATTGTGTCATTAAAATACGCCATCTCCTCGCGGCTCTTAGCCACCCCCTCCGCGCTGTCTTTAGCGGCATCTCTTACTTTACCATACGCCTCAGCCATAAACACCAACTGGGAGATGAAGTCCCCCATTATGTCTATGTCTTCTTGGTCAACCACCGACTTGAGTGGTGATGTGGGCGTAATATCCTCAGCACCATCGCCTGTCTGTGTCCTTGCATACTGCTGAAAGAAGTCCTCACCAGTCCCAAAAAAATTACCACCCTCTGGCTTTGCGTCATTGATCGCTTTAATGGCCCCTGCCATCTCCTCATAGGCTCCAGCAATAGCCTGAATCTCCAGGGCTTTCATGGGGCTGAATAGCGCAAGAAATTTTTGCCATCCACTAACCACATTGCTTTTCATCATGCCAATCGTATTCTCAACAACTGGCCCGGCGACAATAATAGACGCGAGAGCTTCCTTAAAATCGCCAAATTTATTTTTTAATTGAGTGAGGCTTACATCAACATCCGCAGCCGCCCTAGCCTGACCTCCATACTGTTTCTCTAATTCGACTAAAATTATTCTTTGGGCCTCTGCCCTACTACCTACCTCCCAGAGTGATTTAATTAGTGCCTTTTGTGTTTTTTCAAACTGTATACCAGACCGCCCAAGCGCCCCTAGATTAGCCACCGGATCATTGAGTGCCTTTCCGAGCATGATGGCAGTGGTTTTTAAATCTTGGTCCAACACAGTAGCCACATCCAATACGGCCTGCTGTGTCCGCTTAAACACATCCTCGGTAATATTAGTAAATGTTAATAGTTGAGCAGTAACACCCCCCAGAATTTGTTCGTCTCCGAATAGCGTTACCTTTTGGAGAGACCTAGCCAGTTTATTAAGCTCATCAGCCGCAAGGCCCGCGGCTCCTCCGGTGGATTTTATGGCCTGTGCCACCTTCGCCTCTGCCTTCCTCTGTGCATCTAGTGCCCGGAACATGGACCTGGTAAACGTAGTAATGGCGGTGACAGCAAAAGCCCCGGCAATCATGCCCTTCATGGACTGGATCTGCTTCTGAAATCCCGTAAGCTGCTTTTGTGAACCCTGTAACCCTTTCTTGAACTTGGTGTTGTTCATAGAAAGGACAGTGGTCAGCGTTGTTCTTGTCGCCATTTTCGCCGTTCTTTAATTAAATCAATCTCTGTTTTTATGTCGGCCTCCTTACCCTCCCAAGGAAACTTCATCAGCTCAGATGGCTTGAATTGCTTCTTAGTCGAATTGACGTTAACTATTACGGTAGCTATCCACCTCGCCCGTTCCCAACTCGTCTGAAAGCCGTATTCACTTTTTTTATTATATCCCTCGCAAGCGTTTCCATATTCTCTAGGGGTCATGTCCCAAAACTCAGACGGTAGCAATCCTATCTCACCAAAGGCAAAAGCCTGTATGTCATCAAATGTTATTTTTTTTTACCACCCTCACCGCTCGCCTTGGTCATCTCAGCAAAAGCATCCATGACCAGTGAAATAACATCAGGGTCCTCGTCAATAAGATCGCCGACCTCTTCATAGCTTTTGAAAATGCACTCCTCTCCCTCTTTTCTTGCACCGTTCTTAAACCCCACATAAATGAACTTTAAAAGATCGGACATCTTCATCTTCTCCATATCCAACTTTAAAACGTCATCCATTGACATCCCGGCCATATCGCCAAAATTGGCCAATGCACTCCACCCATATCTTACAGGCAGATCCCCTTTACTTGTCTTTACTATCATACTGCCATATTACCTGAACACTGGATACTATAAGAGGCGGTGGTAAGAGCATCTGAATTGCCACCACCAGCATTCAATGAAGTAATAACTCCATCGCCCTCAAGTATAGCCGTAGAGTCTCGATAAACGGTGACCTCCACAAGCGTACCCGCGTTCATGTGTGTGAATAGATTGGAGAAATTTGCACCCGTAGAAGCGTACAAAAAATCTCCCGAAATAGTGCAAGAAACCTTCCCCGCAATAAACGAAGCGTTCAAGCCATCGCTCTGGGAGGTGGTTTCTAAAGCCTCTGCCGAGAAGTCTACACTTACTGAAGTAGACTCCGCTATAATTCTCTCTACCGAAGTATGGAGAACCTTAAGCGTCAATAAATCTCCTCTTTGTGCCATTTTAGTTTTATTTTAGTTATTTATACTTTATTTATGCGAAGTACAGTTGGTACTCCTGTGTAATTACAAACTTATCTAGGTCCGGTATATAGCCGCCATCCTCCTCGGCAACCCAGTTACATACCATCAGCGTTTCTCCATCATAGGTTCCACTGCCTCCCTCTAGTCCGGAATAAAGCGTAGCACACATCGTAACAACATCGTCCAGCTCATTGGAGAAAACATTAAGCGTCAAAAACACCTCCTGCGGTCCCACCCCGTCCTGTGTACGCATAGCCTCACGCCTTATCGTATAGACTATATAAGTAGCAGTCGTTTCCTGTGGGGCTACTACGGGGTAGACATCACCCTCTACCACCTTTAACAAATCATATATGCCGTTTCGTATGCTCATCTCCTAGCGTGTTTATTCCATGCCCTTATTATTATTGTTCTCATTGAATTATAAATGGCCAGTTGCGTGGGTAAGACTGACGCATCACGGGCCGCGACTATCGCCTTGTCACCCGGATTATATAGATCCCAAATCCTTAGATAATAAGCATCTGTTTTATAGCTTCCAGTCTTACTTCTTATCCCCACAAACTGAACAGCCGACCTTTTACTCCGCCCCCTCTTTTTAAAGACGCTCCGCCTACCCAATCCAGGGGGGTGCCATTTGTTAGGGCCGCTACGCTTTGCCCGTGAAGCGGAGGACGGTGGGGATAGCTTCTCTTTTCTAACCGGAATGGCCGCCGTCATAGCTTTTTTGGGAATATTACCCGCATGAGTTAAAACCTCATGGAGCCTTTTCTGCTGTGTCTTATAGTCTAATTCCCTAAACGCAGATAGAAGCTCCTTATCGCCCATAAGTTTTATGCTAACATCATCACTCATCGTCATAAGCCTCAGCAACCAATTCAATGACGCCACGCCTCACCTCCTTACGCATGGTATGGATATACCAATACTCACCCCCATAGCTTATACGCATCTTGGTGGTGACCGCCGGGGCATCCAGCTTGTAAATCTTGCAATTAATAGAATTACCATAAACAGGCATATCGGCAGCGTGGTCCTTATTCCCCGCCTCATCGTCTATCTCTGCCCATACAGTCTTATAGGTAGCCCATGAATCCTCTACGCCACCAGCATCACCCCTTGACTCTGTGGTCTGCTGAATGATTATTTTCTCCCTAAAGGCCATAGCTCCGAAGATCGGACACTACATTATCAAAGAACGAAACCCGCTCCGTTACCGGATCATCCGGGTTGTTATACTTACGGTAAACCCAGCTCAGTAGAGCCTGTTTAACATCGTAATCAATAGAAGAGTAGCCCGCAGAGAAAGTAATTATAATGGCGTCCTCCCTCTCATAAGTGGCCGGAACGCTAGTAATGAATATCACTATCGGGCGCGGGTCCCATCCCAGAGACCCCGTATTAACATTTGAATAATAATTAGCAGACGAAAGGGTTTGCAAGGCGTTATCATCGTCATAATATTGAATTGAGGAAATACCCGCTATGGGGTACTTCCACAACTCAAACTCCTCATAACTCTTATCGGCAAACGCCTTCCAGGTCTGAGCAGAGAGACATACATTAGCCCTCTTCTCAAACGCCTTCGAAGCGCCCCACACTAAATCCGAAATTAAGCTGTCATGGTCTGAGCCTGTAACCCCTAAATGGGTCTTAGCATCAGCGACACTTACGGGAAGCGTGGTAGCCACCTTGTAAATCTGGTATATTTCAATAGTCTTTCTTGCCACGACTTACGGGTCTTATTCTTGGTTTCTTGGCCATAGCGTCCTTAACTTTAAGGGGCTTCTCTTTCTCTACTATCTCGTAGTAGCCAGGGTCAACCTCTTTCAGTTGGCTTTCCGATAGGCGGCTAAACGTGCCAGCCGCCCTCGGAATACCAAATACCTGTCTTGGGCTAATAAGCCATTTTACAACTGTGTACATACTACAACTTAAGATCGTCAATCCTTGCGAAGCTCTCGGCGTGCTTGACAGCTACGTCATAGTAACCAGCAATTACAACCCTTACAGTAGCGTAAGTATCAAGCGAGTACGGATTCACTAGTAAATCAATTCCTCCCCATTGCCCGATCATAAGCTCGGCCCAGTTACCAAATATGACTGAATCATCAGTGTACACATTAGTCACATAAGCGGGATAGCCGTCAATAGTACCTCCTAACAGGGGGTCGTTCTCCCAGATATAACCTCCGGCAGTGGCGTCCCTGGCTGTGGTCTTCAGCTTGGCGGCGGCGGTGGCCTTAACAATGAAAGCCATCTTAGCGGCTAAAGCATTGTCTACAGCTACCATCTTCTCCATGTCGATAATGTTAGACCAACTTGATAGGGTAGGCTCAGTTGAGCCGTGAGTGGCATCGTTAACACTAGCGTTCAAAATACCCTGTGGCACCTGTGAGGTTCCGCTTCCCTCCAGGGCGGCGGCCTCAAGCGCGTTGGCCACTGAATAGAATAGGTTGTTTCTAACAACTTTCTCAACGTCCAAACTAGACTGCCTTAAGAGCTGCTGTGAGAACACCGTGTAGGTGGTTAGCCTGTGGGGTGTCATGGTCACGGCAGTGA